GAATTTCACCGCCCCATCGCCGCAGCCCATCAAGGACGCCGAAGGCCGCGAGCTGACCGCCGTGCGCTGGCCGTCGCCCGGCAAGGCGATGGAAATGTCGCTGGTGTGGCTGGGTGCCCAACAGGGCGCACGCGCCGTCAAGAACGCAAGAACGAATCCCGAACTGGAGCAGACCATGGACCTCACGAAAGAAGAAATCGTCGCGCTGCAGGCCAAGGCTGCCAACGGCGACAAGAGTGCCGCACAGCTGGCCAGCCTCAAGACGGCGCTGGGGGACGATGCCGCGCTGCTGGACCAGCCGGCCAGCCTCAAGCAGCACATCGCCGACGCCCGCGCCTACAAGGGCGCGCTGGTGGACGACATCGTGACGATCGAGCGTCAGCTGAAGATCACCGGCGACACCGACGACAACGTGCGCGACGCCAAGGCATTCCTGACCGAGATGCCGGTGGAGCGGCTCAAGGCCATGCAGAAGGGCCTTGAAGTGCGCCTGCCGACGCGGCACCAGATCAAGGGCGCGGAGGTGAATCGCGGCGCCCCGGGCGCCGAAGCGCCCGCCGAAGGCTCGCCACTCAGCAACCCGGCCATCGCGGCCTAAACGCCCGCCACGGCATCAGGAGATAACCCCATGTTGCAGATTCGCTCGGCCTTCGACCAGATCAAGACGGTCCAGCTCACGCTGGCGGTCGCCACCACCGCCCATGTGCCGTTGCTCAGCAACGGGCACCTGCTGATCCCCACCGACTACGCGCTCGCCAACGCGATCAACGGCTTCACCTACGCGGCCGAGATCAGCGGTGCGCCCAAGGCGGCGGTGGCCTGGTCGGCACTGGACAAGCTTTATTGGGATGACGCCGCCAAGGTGATCACCAACGTGGTCGCCGCCAACACGCCGATCGGCCACGCGCTGGAACCGGCGCTGGCGGGTGATGCCACCACCGGCCTCGTGGCCTTCGACACGTTCGCGGCTTAAGGAGCCCACCCATGCAGACGTTCAGCAATTTCGGCAAGCTCGGGGCGATCGCCGATCCGAAGGCGCAGCTCAAGGCGCTCGCCCAGGCCATCGACCTGGAGTTCAGCCTGCCCGCGATCTTCCGCGACCTTGGCGGTAGCCCGCGCGTGTCCACCGAGGGCGGCATCAAGGTCATCGGCAGCAAGGACGGGCGCGTGCAGGTTCCCAGCACCGACCAGGTGAAGGCCTACCTGTCCACCAAGTGGGCGGTGCCGGGCGACAACCCCAACCTGGTCGACCCGACCAACCGGGTGGTGCAGTTCTTCCACACCAACATGCCGGACATGGATACGGGCTACACCGCCATCTACGACATGGTGGACATGCGCAGCTCGATCCTGGACAGCTTCGACATCCTGGACGCGAATCAGGGCATCACGTTCGGCCAGATCAAGTCGGGCGAAAAGGTGAAGATCCGCCGCGCGGTGACCGACAGCAAGATGAGCGTGCCGGTGTGCACGTTCTCCGATGGCGTGGGCATCGAGGACGACTGGCTGCGCTTCCAGAAGTGGTGGATGGTCAGCGACACGGTGGCCGAGTTCAACGCCAAGGCGTGGGACAAGAAGGCCGAGTGGCACTACGACCTGCTGACCGGGTTGTCGAATGCCGTCAACGTGGCGTTCAACGTGTCCGACACGCAGACGCTGAACCAGGCGGCCGCCACCATCCTGCGCAAGGTGCGCGGCAAGGGCTACGGCGCCGGCCAGAACGCAGGGTTCGTGATCGTCTGCGCACCGGAGGATGTGGGTCGCGTCACCAAGATGCTCACGGCGACCGCCGGCACGCTGCAGGTGGCCTACAACGCCAATGTGCAGCCGGTGAACGTGCACGTGAGCCAGGTGGTGGCGAGCACCTACATCCCGGCCAATGTCGGCGGTTATTACCTCATCCTGCCGGGCCGCAAGATGAAGCGCGGCGACTGGAAAGACCTCACCGTGGAAAGCGAGCGCAACATCTACGTGCGCGCCAACGACTACGTGGGCACGTTCCAGACCAACGCCGCGATCGGTGATACCGACCAGGTGGCCCGCGTGCTGTTCACCTGAGCCAGCGCGCCCAGGCATAGACCCATGCCGCGCGGCCGACCGCGCGGCATTTTTTCAGGAACGAGGAAGCATGGGCACTCCCAAGGCCAGCATCGCCGATCTGCAGGACGAGGGCTTTAACGCCATCCAGTTCGGCAGCCTGAGCGCGGCCGATTTCCAGGCATACCTGACCAAGGTGATCACCTCGGCCAGCCTGTGGGTGGAGCAGAAGTGCGGCGCGAGCTCGTACGCGGCGATGCCGCCGGGCTCGTATGCCGAGGACGGTGCGCGCCAGGCGGAAACCAACTACGCCGCCGCGGTGCTGTTTCGCCGCCGAATCGTGTTCTACGAGGCGAACGCGGCCGTCGGCAACAACAAGGACGAGGCGCTGGTGCTGGCGGAATTGCGCAAGCACCACGATGCGCGCCTGCAGGACGCCAACTACTGGCTGGGCGAGGCGATGCGCGCGATGGGCGTGGACGAGTCCACCCTCTACGACGGCACCGCCGTGGTGAGCGGCTTCGTGGAAACCGGCCGCTACCCGCTCAGCACCACGCCGGCGGGCACCGCGTGAGCATCTACACGCCGCGCACCATGCCGGCGCACCTGCGCGACTTTGCCGCCGCGGTACTCGCGGCGCTTGAGCGCGGCGTGACGCTGGCGCTGGTGGCCACCAACCGCGCCGCGCAGGACAACCTGAGCGGCGGCGCGGCGGCGGCGCCGTGGTCCTATCCGGTACCCAACCGCAGCAGCAACCTGCTCACCAGCCAGCAGCAGGCCAAGGACACGCCCACCAGCGGCTACGTGTTCAACACCGCTGCCTATGCCGCCGCCATCCACAACGGCTACGTGAGCCAGTGGGCAGGCCGCGGCAAGCACAGCATGCGCATGAAAGCCGCGCCGCGCCCGTTCCAGGACGACGCGGTGGCTACCGCGCAGCCGCTGATGGTGATCCAGAACACGTTCGAACAGGCGCTGCCGGCATGGGCGTGAAGGCATTCACCGATGGCATCGCTGCGCTGCTGGTGACCGACGCCAGCTTTACCGCCGCCATCAGCGCGCTGATCGGCACACCGGTGACGCGCGTGCTGCGCGCCAACACGCCGTGGGAGCAGATCGGTGCCGCGCAGCTGCCTTGTTTCGTGATCGAGCAGAGCCCCGGCAAGGCATCGCCATGGGCCACCGGCGACGCCAGCGGCATGACCATCGGCCATAGCCAACAGCAGTTCGAGAGCGAGCTGGATGTGTGCCTGCTGTGGAACACGCAAGACCGCGAGGCGGCCGCCGACCAGCGCGCGCAGCTGCCCGACCTGTTTGCCAGCCTGCTGATGCGCAACCCGCAGCCCGGCGGCATCGACGCTGCCTGGCTGCAGGAGTGGCTGCCCGACCAGGGCATCCGCCATCCACTGCAGTGCTGGGTGGCACGCATCCGCGCCGAATACGTGATCGAGAAAGCCCCATGAGGATCTGGCCATGAAAACCTACGACGTGCTGTTTCACGTGGACGCATTACCGGGTGTGCTGGCGGTGGGCGAGATTCGCCGCGGCCAGACCCGGGCGGTACCGGCCGCGGCCGCGCTGCACCTGGTCGACGTGAAAGGCCTGGCGTTTGCCAACGCCGCCGACGAGCAGGCCGCGCGCGCAGAGCTTGCCGGCACGGCCGAAGCGACCCCCGATCTTGCGAGCGCCGAACCGGTGACCGCCGCCACTGAGGAGCACTGATCATGGCCAAGCAGGTACGCGGTTCCCTTGTCCGCCTGATTGGCGTCAGCGACGCCACCTTCGGCGCACCGCCGGTTACGCCCAGCACGCTGATCCTGCCGTTCGTGCAGAACAACGTGAAAGCGGATCAGACCCGCGACCAGGACCAGACCATCAGCGGCTTTCGCGGTATGGTGCGAAGCGTCGCGGGCGCCCGCAAGGTGGCTGGTGCGTTGCAGATCAACGCTGCGCCGCAGACGATCGGTTTCTGGCTCAAGCACCTGCTCGGTGCCCCGACCAGCACCACGGTCGCCGGCGTGACCACGTACGTGTTTACGCCCGCCGCCAGCGGCGCCAACGCGCTGCCGCCCAGCTTCACGCTGGAGGAGGACATGGGCGCCGGCTTTACCGCGGCCTCGCGCTACATGCGCTACCTGGGATGCCGCATCGCGTCGGCCGCGATCAGCATCGGCGCCTCGGGGTTCATGCAGTTCAACCCCACCATCAGTGGCGCCGATTTCGTGGCGGGCGCCACCGCGCTGGATGCCGCGCCGACCGATACCGGCCACGCCGCGTTCAGCACGCTCACTGCGGCGCTGGTGTTCGGCGGCGGCACCGTGACGCTGGACAGCACCAAGTTGAGCCTGGCGATCAACAACAACCTCGACACCAGCGGCTACGTGGTCGGCGGCAACGGCCGGCTGGGCGACCTGCCGGAGGGCCTGATCGCGGTCACCGGCAGTATCGAGACGCTGCTGAAGGACGACAGCCTGCTGCAGCTGGCGCTCACCGATGCCGACACCAGCCTGGTGCTGACCCTGCAGAACGGTACCGGCGCCGGCACCGCCGGCAACGAGCAGCTGGTGATCGACATCCCCGCGCTGGTGTTTGCCTCCACCTCGCCGACCGTGCCAGGCCCCAAGGGCCTGCTGCTCACCGGCACCTTCGACAGCCACCGCACCAGCGGCGAAACCGGCGTGACTTTCACGCTGAAAACGCCGCTCGCCACGATCCAGTAGGGAGCCATCATGTTTCGATTCGCAAAGGACGGCTGCGTCCGCTGGCCGGTCTCGGTGCAGCAGGTGCAGGAGGATGGCACCGCCGCCGAGCAGGTGTTCGTGGTGACCTACCAGCGGCTGACGCGCGATGAGCTCAAGGAGCGCGAGGCGCAGGTCGCCCAGTACCTGGAGCAGGTGCGTGGGTTGCTGCCGAGCGCCGACAGCGACGACACGGCGGATATGCGCGCCCAGCGCGCTGTGCTGGCCGATGCCCGCACCACGCTGGACGACGCCCTGCTGCGCGAGCGGGTGAAGGGCTGGTCGGGTGTGGCCGATCAGGACGGCACCGCGCTGGCATTCAGCCCCGCGCTGCTGGACGCGTTCCTGGACGACACGCTACTGCGCAACAGCCTGCTGCTGGGTCTGGTGAACGCCAGCGCGGGTGCAGCATCAAAAAACTCGTTGCCTGGGCTCGCTGGATTACCGGTGCCGGCCCAGGCGTAACCCTTCACGGTAGCGAGGAGCGGCTATGGGACATCGAGAGCCAGTACCCGATTACCGATCTGCCCGCCTATTGCCGCACCTGCCGGGCCAACGGCGGCTGCGGCGCGGCGTGCCCGCGGCCCGCGCTGCTGCCGGAGTGCCGGCCGGCGGTGCGCGCGTTCGACCATTGCGATACGCAGTGGCGCGTGGGCTTTGCCACCACCGGGCTGGACTACGCCGCGTGCATCGCCGCGTTGACGCTGTACCTGCCGTACTGGCAGGCCGAGGCACCGGCCGATGACCCGATCCACCACTGCACGGTGGCGAGCCTGATGGACGACGGAGGCGCTGGACACGGCCCAGCAGGGCGCCACCGCCACCACCACGGCCGCCACCACCGCGCAGGCGGAAAACGCCGCCGCGCTGGCCGCGGTCGGGCTGGCCGCCACCGACGCCGCCGCGCAGGTGGCCGCCGGTTCGGTGGTAGCCGGCGAAAGTGCTGCGCAGCAGACCGCACGGATCAAGGCGATGGTGGCTGCATCGCTGGAGCAGCAGGCCGCGAATAGCGGCATCGCGCTCAGCGAGCGTGCGCTGGCCGAAGCGGCTGGCCAACGGGTGGAACTGAGCGCGGCAGAGTGGGCAGCCATCCAGGCCAACGCCGAGGCGACTCGCGCCCAGGTGGCGGCCGAAACCGAAGCGATCGTGGCCGCGGATGCCGACACCGTAGCACTGAAAGAGAACACCGCCGCGCACGTCGAAAACGCCGCGGCCAAGGGCCTGAATTCGCGGGTGACCTATTCGCTGTCTGCACTGCTCGATGATGCTGCCAGCGGGCAGCTGGGGCGCTCCAAGCGCGAGCTGGGTGCGCTGGCCAGCGAGACTGGCCTGACGGCTTCGCTCTTCACGCCGATGGGCCTGGCGATCGCCGGGGTCACGGCATCGCTGGGCCTGTTCGTGGCCGCGATGTACAAGGGCGAGGAACAGGAAACTGCGCTCAACCGCGCGATCGAGAGCACCGGCAACTATGCGGGTGTGACGGCAAGCCAGCTCGATGCCATGGCCGAAAGCATGGCGGGTGGCACCGTCACCATTGGCCGGGCGCGCGAGGCGGTCGCAGCGCTCACCGATACGGGCCGCTTCACTGGCGAGCAGATCGGCAAGCTGGCGCAGGCCACGCTCGATGCCGGCGACCTGATGGGCCAGAGCGTTAAGCAGGTGGTGGGCGAATTCGTGCATCTGCAGGAATCGCCGGTCGCCGCGTCGGAAGCCCTCAACCAGTCGATGCACTACCTCACGACCTCGATCCTGCAGCAGATCGAGGCGTTGCAAAAGCAGGGCGATGTGATCGGCGCGGCCGACCTGGCGATGAACACCTACGCCGACAGCCTGCGCTCGCGCACCGAACAGGCGAACGCGCAGCTGGGCACCCTGCAAAGT